CTAAAAGAGCGCGCCTAACTTTACTTGCGGCGGCTGACTCGCGTCAGGCACCGCCTCGCGCAGTATCGGCTTGCAGGTTACGTTGATAGTGATGTTTTCCTTAGTGAGCTTGAGTAGACAGTCATCGTAATGCACGTAAGCAATATCGTTTGCCCTCAAGAATGCATCGTCTAGGTAATAGGTTCCCTCCGGTGTTTTGGCCTCCAGTGTGACAAAGAACTGAAAGCCCTTAGTTTGGGATTGTCGTGTGGTGTGTCCGGTGTAATAGAGGGTCTGCAAGTCATAAAGACCAAGCATTTGCTTTATGGTATCAATCCGATGAGATGGAGCAGGGGAAACAGAGCCAGCTTGATGGCCGTCCCCACCAGTAGATAAAGCAGGAGCATTTTGCCCACTCGTTTGATGGCCGACAGTGGACGGGTCAGAAGTGGGGGAAGTGTTAGACGTTTGCGCGGCCGTGTTCGCCACCGACGAAGAAGAACCAAAAACCAAACCGGATAGACCATAAAGAAAGTACCCCATGCCAAGTATGCCAATAAGAAGAACGACCATGATTTTTGGGTTACTCAAAATCATGTTTACCCCTTTGCCGTTCTGCGCGTTCCCCGTCGATGTAGACTTGTAAAGCAAGAACGCATCAAGCGGAATTTTCTTCGTCGTGACGTTTGGGTCTTTACCCTTGGGAATAACGGGCGTGCTCGTATTCTTGGCGTGTTTATAGATGTAAGGTTTACGCACCGCCCAAAAGTAAGCGTCACGGCCTTTGTGGAAATAACACTCTTCCGCACAGGCACGGATAGCCGAATCAATTTGCCCCCAATCAGGCGAGAGCAAGTGAATATCCCAGTTGTATTTACGATGACGCATAAAGCCCTCATTGAAAGAGAGCGGGTAAATGATACGACCCTCAGAATCGTATTCGGCCACGCCTCTATCATCTGACTCACAAGCTTGAAGCTGTGACATATCGGCCGGAACGTAACGGGAATTAAAGAAACTCTCATAATCTGGCGGAAGCTTAGGAAGGAACTCAGCCAAAGGACGATAAAAGACTTTCTCAAATCGAAAGCCAATGTTCTTAGAGAAAATATCTTGGCACTCATCAATCACAATGAGCGCACCAATCGGACACCAGCAAAAGAAGTGTTGCCAGAGCTCTATCCCGTTCTTGTCTCGGCTGAAAATACGGATAAGGCGAGCCGTGCTAGGGAACTGCATGTCAAAGCGGCGCTCAATTTCATCGAGAGGTTGCATACCTTCCAAATTGGTCACCACCACACGGCCAGCCTTGAGCGCTTCATAAATGACAAAGTAGGCTACATAAGCCGATTTATATGAGCCGTTCGCGCCCGTTCTAATGAATATCGCCATGATTAAAACCTTGTGAATTTCCAAACGAAAGCCGTAGCCATACAGTTAAAGTAAATACCGATGGCTTGAGGGATTTTGAATAAGAAGGCGTAATAACGCAGTTCATCGGGCAAGGCATTAAAGAAGCTCGCGAGCATATCGTTAAAGCCAATATCATTAAGCAGGTATTCCGCGGTTTTGTAGGCCAGCTCTAAAGAGAGAATGAGCCAAGTAAGCTTTAATTTGACATACCAAGCATTGCCCCAAATGACAAACTGCTCGAAGTAGTCGGGGATGGACTTGAAGAACTCCACGACCGTATCACCGGCATTCCCAATAGCGCCCAATAAATCGAGTATGAATTGCATTATTTATCCCCTCCACCCATGACAATGCGAATGCCAGCCAAGGCCGCAAGAAACAGAATGACCGACGAGATTAAACCAGCGTTCGCCACCAAAGCAGGTAACACACTCGATGTGATAGAAGTCTCTTGACCGTTGGCGAACCGGAAGGAGAGAGAGTGGTCTTTGTATTCACCCGTGTTGAGTTTGGAATCATCAAAGGAAAAGAGCTTTTGAAAGTCCTTTATCTTCTCGGAGTATTCTTTCTGTAACTCGGTGATTTCGGTGTTTAAGGCCGCGAGAGAATCGGAGCCATAAAGAGGCATCTCACCGAAGTTAACGCCAGAGCTAATACCTGGTTTAGTTAACCCGTTACCACCAAGCAGGCCGTTTAAGTTATCAATGCCCGATTTAATGGAATCGATACCGGACTGAACGCCGGATAAATCACCGTTACCAGAGCCGCCACCGTTGGCGTTAATAGCAGAGACAATCTTGTTCGTGTTGTCTTCCATGGTATAAAACAAGCCCTCACTTAAACCTGCGAGGTTTTCGTTAACCAGTTGAAGCTTTTCATTTACGTCATTAATTCCGAACTCAACAGGGCGAACCGCTTCAATAACATCACGAACAGCCCTGACGATATTGTCAGAGTTGGCGTTAATAACGCTACGAGTCGTATCCATGGAACCCAAAAATGAATTGAGCTGAGAATCAGGAAGGCCAGAGCCGCCGCCAGAGCCTGAATCACTTAATTTATTAAGTATGTTGCCGAGGGTATTGGCAGACATTTGAGAAAATGCGGCAGTTTGTGCAGTGTTCTTTTCAATATAGTCGGATAAGTTGCGAATAGAATAAAGTTGTCCTGACATAGTGGACATTAAACTTGAATAACCTTTGTTTATATCAAGGAGCTGAGAATTTTTAATTAGAATGTTGTCGAGAGTCATAACACCCATACCCTCGATATAAGCCATATCCTTTAAAGCCTGCGCCTGTTGTCTGCCGCTAGTGGTATCCGTTGGCATGCGGTTCAGAACATTTTGAACCTTGTTAGGCATAGGAGAAGGAGCATTAGGATCCCAAGGTTTGTCTGGGTCAGCGCTAGGGTCGGGAATAACAGTATTGCCGCCAAATCGAAGGCCGTCAGAACCATCAATTTGACCTGCTCCGTTTAAACAATGGTTTCCATTAGAAATAAATTCACCATGACAAGTACCATTATTCACAAAGCAGACAGCGACGGTGGCCAAGTTGTAACGACAAGTTCGAACGCAGGTATAAGGGTTATCGCCAAGAGTTTCACCCGACCAACTCACGGAACCGGAAGAGATACCGATTTGGCATTCAATCTCAGCGCTGGCCTTGGAAGGAAGAAGTAACAGAAAAAGGGTAAGGAACAGTAATAGTGCAAGGTTCGTCAGTGTAAGAGTGCGCAGCATAGAAACCCCCAAAGGAAAACGCCCCCGTTAGGAGGCGTTCACACCCGTATAAACTCCGTATATAAACGCTCCAGCCATGCCAAGGCCAAAGAGCACGGACAGGGTGGAGGTGAGGAGTTCAGCCATAGGGTAATTACTTCATTGCGCCAACAATCATGCGCAGACCAAAGCCGAGCGCGGCCATAGCAATCAGGCCAACCACGACGAGCGTGTAGTTACCTTGACCAGACGACACACCCGCGGTGATTGCGTCTGAAATAGGATCTGCTGCAAAAGCGAAAGACGCAGGAAGTACGGTCGCTACTACAACACCAAATTTTTTAGCCATGTTACGAAATTTCATAGGATTATCTCCAACTGATTTAAGGGTTTAGGGCTATGCGCGCCCCATTGTTTTCAAGATACGACCCAAAACATGACCGGAAAGAAACGACAATAGGAGATAGCCGCTTACGTGGTAGTAAATGTCAGGGTCAATGGTTACCGAGCCAAGCGAGGTATTGCGTATTTCGTCCAGCTCGGAAGGAGTGAGAACCACGTAAGTGCAGTCAAAGCCTTGAGGCGCAAGCATCAAATAACCGTTGTATGCAATTACGCAATTACTCATAAACTATTGAGCCTTTTGTAATTTGAAATCGACAACCCAGTTTTTTTGGATGTTGTTAGGGTCAGTATCGAGAACCAAATCAAGCTTGATAGGAAACTGACCTTCAAGCTTGGCTAACTCAGCGAATAGAGTCGGATTGGTATTACACAAAGCAATTTTCTTTTGCTCTAAACCGAGACGAGAGCAAGAGCCTTTTTCTGATTTAGTCCAACCGTCATTTTTGCCAAGGTAATTTAAGACAGCGTAGTCATAAGGCTTATCGCTAGATTTGCTGATACCTTTTGAATGCTCATAACCGAGCACAATTGCACTGATAGTGTTAGCCATAGGAATATTCTCCAGATTGTTGGTAGTTAAAAGCCCGTCCGACTGGATGATTGAGGCGGTCGGGGATATCGTTTTCATCGAGACCCTTTGTAAGTGTTTCGACAATATATTGTGAGTCGCCATAAATAAGGCGAAGCGCATTGATAAGCTTTCCGTACTGAGTTTTCGCATGTTTGATAGCATTCTCCAGAGTGACGTTAAGCAAAATCTTGGTAGTAGGAATACGTACTGGCTCCACCTCAGAAATGAGTGAAGCAAGGGCAGGGTAAGCACCTGCGAAATAAGGGTCAGGGTCAATAAGAACGTCAAAAGGAATCACACGGAAGCGATTGCCAATTTGAACCTCAAAACGGTTCCAGTTGGGGTACTCCTCAGAGCGCACTTGTGCGCCCTTGTGATAAGCGCGAAAAACTTTGCCATTATCACGAGCACCTACATAGAAAGTACGACCACGGTCAGGAATAAGGCCGCATTTTCTTTTGTCGTCAGCAGTAGCACCAGAGCCACCCATGAAAAGACCCCAACCTGGGGGAGTGCCTTGAGTTATGAAATGACCGTCCTGATAACGTTCGATAATTTCATCTATAGAAACGGAACCTTGCAAGTCATCCAAAGCAATATCAACACGGGTTAACTTCGCACCAACCATTTGCTTGAGTGCCTTATGAAGTTGAACCATGTTGACCGCTTCGCAGCCTTTGCCAGAAAAGGAGACATAGAAACCGTAGTTTTTAGCTCCCCAAGCGACCTTACCCGCTTGAGTGCCGTTACAAAGAAGGTTTGCAGAATAAGTGTAACCACAGTAGCCACCCCGACGCTCTAAAGTCCAAACGTTATCGGGATAGCTAATTTCTTGATTAAGTAGCTCTAAAAAGGATTCAACTTCGCCATGACAGAGAACGTCTAACATATCAATACCAAGATTAGAGATAAGCAACTGATAACATTCATCAAATGAAGTGTTATAAGCAATCTCAAGCTCAGCCTTATCTAAAGTATCTTGCAAGAACTTAAAATATAAGTCCTTGTTAGCAAAGTCGTTTTCTTCAACACAACCCAACACAGAAGCGACATTTTTTGCAAAGTGCATGATTTTAAGATTTTCATCACGCTGATATGTAAAAGTCGGATAAGTCTTAGGGTTTAAAGGCATTTGAGCAATAAAGCGCTCTTTAGCCATATCCTTACAACGCTGTAAAAGCTCAGGAGTTGCAGAAAAGGAAACGTAGTCAATAAGGGTACGAGACATTAGAAATCCCCCTGACCATTAAAAGCGCCTGACTCCCGAAGCGCTTGGTCATTCTCGTCTGTGACTTGAATGACGTCGCGGCCTTCGGAGGCTGCAAAAAGATACATTTCAGTAGAGGTATTGAAAAAATCGGGACGCCCATCAATACAGACGTAATAACCGTCAGATTCTTGCCAGTAGTAAACAGGGGAATTCTTAATCATTAAAGTAGTCCAATGGGAGTCACCAAATCTGATGACCATGTTAGTCACCAGATGTGATGACCGCAAGACACCAAAAATGGTGACCTTTGGTCTAGAATGAAAAAAACGGAGGGTAAAATATGTATCAGTCTGAACTGTTAGACGCCTACAAAAAGGCTCAAAACTACGTGCAAGACAAACAAATTGCTATGGATTTAAATCAACCAAAGCAAAGAATAAGCGAATTTAGAAAAGGAAAGCGCTATCTATCTGAGGAACAAGCAATTTTTCTTGCAGAAAACGCAGGAATTGACCCAGAAATTGCACTAATAGGATTACACGCAGACCGCAACGAAAACCCACGCATTAAAGCGCTGTGGGAAAGCATAGCAAAAAAGCAGAACGGGCTAGGATTAAGAACAATATCAATGCTTTGCGGTGGTCTAGCGGTGTCAATGAGTCAGGTTAACGAATTGTTACCTCAGTACATATTATGTATGTTATGTTAA